TAAAAATTACTTTTTAAAAGTTCGGGTTACTGGCTAGTACGTACCAGTCCGCACCATTAGAAGTTAACATTACCCACTCCCCGTTATTTGTCAGGTCCAGAGTGGAGAAACTACCGGTAGATCCTAGTATGGTCTGGGAGCTGTACGGGTCTATGGTTACGTTATTGCTCCCGGTGTACCGTCTAATAATGTAGGTCCGGCGGCTGCACGTTGTAGCATTTGGAAGGTTTACGGTTACGGCATTACTCGAAGTATCGCAAATTATAGAGCGGTCGTTTATGCTGAGGGTAGTAGTGGCCCCTGTCTGTAGTCTCCACTCCTCGGACTGGCTACCTATAACGTCCAGCGTGGAGAGCGGAGTAAATAGAGTAGTACCAAGTCCCGAAGACTTAGCCCACAGCTCCCCGGCTCCGGTTAACCGCATTACTTCAGCTAAAGCGGCTCCGGCGTTACGTAGCTGCCAGCTAAACTCGGAAGTAACAGAGGAGACGTTAGTTAATATGGCAGAGAGTAGGGCGCTCGTAGAGGCGCTGCCGCCTGATTGCTCAATAGTAAAGTCTATAGAGGAGCCTATACCTGCTGCTGCTGATCCTGTTGTACTTCTATACAAACGTAACATATTAAATACCGCGCTAGCGCTAGCTGTGTTGGTATTAATATCCACAATGGGACCGGCTGACCCGGTTATTACTAAGGTCCTGTTACTCCCTCCGGTAAACTCCCCAGCATAGCCGCTGGCAGAAACGCCCTTTACCCCGGTACCTGAGGAGCTGCTAAAGTTTCCGGCTGTCCCGCTCGTAGAAGTACCGTTTACGCCATACCCCGAAGCAGAGACTCCCTCTACCCCGGCCCCGGACCCACTGGCTACCCCACTAACCCCGTGCCCGGTAGCATTAGCGTTGGTCCCTATTAGTACATACCCTGAGGGGTTATTAGCGGCTACGTAAACAATGTCTCCCGCGGTAGTAGGGGTAAGGGTCCCTCCCGTGCTGGTCCAGTATTGCTCAGGGCTGCTACTGCCTATACCGGCGCTGCTTATTAACGAGTTAGCGGTATTGTTACCGGAAGGGTATATCCTGCCGTTACGGCTTACGGCGGGCACTGAGAGACTGCTTATAGTTATGTCCATTACTCCGTTATAGTTGCAAAGTCGTTATGAAACTCCCTTAATGTTAACTGGCTTACGTTCTCGGACAGGTTTATCTTATTACTCAGTACAGCCAGCTTTTTACCTGAGAGGTAGCTGGAGTAAGTGTAGTAGCCTATCTGGTTAGTCTTCGCCGGAGTCTCCAGCGTTAGCTGTATGTTAGGCTCGGCGTAGTTGCTTTTAATGGATCTTAATAAGAGCTTCTCCGGTATGTCCGTTACCCCGTTACGGGTAGCCTCGGACAGATAGGTATATACGCCCCCCTCATACAATAAAAGGTTAGCCCTCTGCACCGGGTAGCCTATTGTATTAGTACCCAGCAGTACCTTTGCCGGCTGTCCGGAGTTGCTAAAGTTCTGGTCCAGTTTAGAGGTGTACTCGAAGTCTGTGTTTTTTACCTCGTCCCCGTTCTGGTCTACTACCGTTATGCTGAAATTCTTAATCCTACAGTCTTTAATAGCTATCTCGGTAAAGTCCGAGACGCTCTCGTCATATACCCTATAACCGTAAATCTCAAAAGTCATTAACCCGCCCTCTAGTGTAGGATCGTTCAGGGGGATAATGTAATCCTCCCATACTCTTACTTGGTTATCAAGTGAAGCGGCGAAGTAAATAACATTATGCCCGAGGTCAAACCATCGGTCGTTAATCGGGTTCTCTGTTAAAGAGTCGGAGAAGTCGTAAAAGCTGAGGGTTAAATCTTTGGAGTCTGTAAGGTCTACCCATCCCGCGTCCCAGGAATAAAACCCCCGGTGGTATTTTTTGTCTCCTATGGTAAGCCGGCACTGTATTAAGCCGGTCTTTATACCTATCGTAGGCGGGGTGTCTACGTTGTTAAGGTCGTCTACCGTCCTGAAGTAAACCGACATTCTGAACCTTAGGGAGTAGGCGGAAGAGAAGACGTTAGGTAGAGGGAGTTTATACTCGAAGGTTTTGTTACCGCTTGTTAGTCCCCCTTGCTCTGTTAATCCTATGCCTGTAAGCCCTACATTATCTAGTTTAAGATACTCCGCGCTTACGTCCCTGTTTCTACCGTCTATACCTATCAGAGAGGCGAAGTAGCCGTTATTAAATTTAGTCCAGGTTAGGGAGTTATTATAAATTGTCTCGGTCCATTGGTAAAAGGTAGCGCCCCTGGTGGTAGTGGAGGCTACCCCTGAGAAGTCGTCCTTAGCATTAAAATTTATAATATCTATCAGAGGGTAGGCGTTATAGCTTACTACCTGCTTATTAATCCCCGTCTCCACGGACATAGATACTCTGGAGGACTGTAGCCCTACAGTAGATATGTCGCCGTTGTTTATGCTAATGGAGACAGTAGCGTTATAGGTCGTAGTCTCATAGCCGTAGGTATACCTTTTAAAGCTGGCAGTAGTACCGGTGCTGAGGTGTTGCCGGTCTGTTATATAAAGGCTGCCGTCTATCTGCACAATAAAAGCGGAGAGTATGGCTAATAGGTTCTCTAAGACGGTCCTACAGGTCTCCGGCTCCCCGTCTTCGTTATACCAGTTATCGTTATTAAGGTATAGTTTCTCGAGTAGGTTCTCGTCTGCTGCTATAGTCACGTCCGGGATAGTGGTAGAGAGGCCGACATAGATACTATCCCAGGGAAGGTTAAGCCTCTGGAGGATCCGGTTTAATACCTGCCAGGCGCTATCTATCCCGGTAAGTTTAGAGTAGGTCTCTAATGTCGGTTTGTAGTCTATGTAACTCATTCTACCCAGAAGGTTAAAGCCGTCATTAGCGGTTACCTGTACCGGGTAATTAGTCAGACTATCGAAGGGTTCAGAGTAGTTCTCCGTATCTAAGAATCCCAGCCATACCGGAGACTCTATAGAGTAGATAGGGGTTACCCAGACGGTCTTATATACTCTTACCTGGTACTTTAACATTTCCCTCGTGAAGAGGTTGTTAAACATACGGTCTGAAGTAGACAGCAGGGTAATGACAGCACCGGAAGCCCTGACAGGGGTAAACAAATGAGCGCCGGGGTAATCGAGCGTAAGAGGGTCGAGGTCTCCCTGGATTAAAGCCGCTACCGGTATCGGGCTTCCGTCCGGTATGTCTTCCCATATCTCCACGGTGTAGTTAACGTCCTCTACGTCTTTAAAGGAAAAATAGTATTTTTTGTTCCAGTCTGCCATAGTTAGGAGTAGCTGTTAAGTTTACGTCCGTGTCTGTTTATAACCCCTACGAGGTCCGAGCCTTCAGCTCTCAGGATAATGGTAGAGGGTAAACCTCCTCCGGCTCCGTTGGCTATCTCGAAGAGTGTAGCCTGTTGCTGTGGGTTAAGGATCATCTCTCTGGAGTTAGCCCTTACGAGTAGCTGGTCTCCCCCGAAGGAGGTACCGCCTATAACTCCCCCTCCGGCAAACTTCGGGAGGCTGGCAAACAAAGCCATTACCCCCGTAACCCCGGCGGCGGCTAAGACTAAACCTTTAAGCCCATATTTAGAGTTAGCGGCTATCTGGGAGGCAATAGCTTCTGCCAGCTTCCCTATAATAATTTGCCGTATGCCTCCGAGTATGGACTGTAGCACGGTCTTAAAGGAGACTTCGGCTCCGGAGGCCATATCTATAAAGGCGTCCGATAATCCGGTTATAGCGTTGCCCGCTAACCCGGCTATCTGCTGGGTCCTTTGTAGCTGTTCATTCTGAGCCTTCAGGTACTCTATAAACTCGTAGTCGAACTCCGGAGGAGAGTAGTTAAACTCGTTACCGGAGAACGCCTCCGCCTGTGGCATTCCTTTAGGCTTCATCTCCGTAGCTAAGCCGTAGTCGTAGTTAGCTACAGTACTCAGCTCCAGCCAGAGGTCTTTTACCTCCTTCAGCTCCTTCTTATTGCCCCCCAGCTTTGAGGTGTTAAACTCCACGTTAACCGAGTTCTCGGCTATCCGGTTACTGAATTCATCTATTAACTTGTTATTGTTGACTTGCTCAGCATTAAGAGAGGTTATAACCCGCTTCTGGTTCTCTATCTGGGCGGTCTTCTCGTCGTATTGCTCCTGTATCTGGGTAAGCGCTAAGAGGTCGCTGGTAGCGTCCTTCTGCTTAGCAAGGCTCCGGCGCTGTATGTTATAGACCTCCAGCCCTATCTCTGCATTCTTTAACTCCTGCTGTGTTTTGAACTGCTGGAGGTAGACCTCCGACATAGCGGCCTCCAGTGCTTCGGCTTCGGCCTTCTTTTTAAGCGCCGCTACATACTCAGCCAGTATAACCTTCCCGGTGTCCGTCTTTATGTTTGCAAGGTCTAACCCTGAGAGGTAGGTAGGGTCCAGCGCTATAAGCTGAGCTATAGCCGCCTTCTTATCCTTCAGGCTGGTACTCTCAGACTCTACAGCCTTCACAAGTTTATTAATAGCTGTGAGCTGGGAGGTGTAGGCTTTAAAGGCTGTTTGCTCTGTGTCCTCCATCAGCTTCCGGGTGTTTAACCTGAGGTCGTTAGCCTTCTTTAGCTCCTCGGTCTCCTGTCGCTGGACTTCTGCCGCTTCTCGGTTACGTACTACCAGGAAGGCTATAGCGCCCGCTAAGGCCACTACCCCGGCAGCGATAAGTACGGCAGGGTTAGCCAGCATAACGGCATTTAGCGCTCCCTGAGCTACCACGGCTTCACCTGTTACGGCTGTCTGTGTCTGGGTAACGAAAATATCTTTTAACTTCAGGCCTATAGCCCGGAGTCTACCGGAGTTAACGTAGTCTTCTATAACTCCGAGAGCCTGGGTAACGCCTATAAGAGCTACCATTTTTTTCTCCAGCCCCTCCACTACTTCACTCTTTACCCCGAAGACGGAGAGCGCCCCTACGGTACCCTCTACACTGGCAGAGAGAAACTGGAAGCCACCTATAACCGCGCCTATACCCGGACCTCCTAAGACTGCTACCTCCGCCCTCATATCTCCCATAGTGTCCGTAAGTTCTCCCATACGGTTTTTTATGGTCTGTATCTCGGCCTCGGTCTTCCCGGCAAAGGAGACGTTTTTAAGTTTTACTAACTCCTTCCGCATTTCCCCTATACCCATTTCGGCGACGTCCCGGAAGCTGAAGGACAGCTTAGCGTTTGTGGCCTCGGCTCCGGAGGCGAACTTCTGCACAGCTCCGGCGCTCTCGTTTAACCCCGCCTTTAGCCCGGCGGCGTTCATTGATAAGGTTGTAAGGAGGTTAAATTTACCCATCTGTTTATAGTTTTACCGGCTCGGTTAGTCCGTCGTTATACCTCTGTAGGCTCTCGGTCATTTCTTTAGTCATTTGCTCCAGCTTGTCCTTTGATGGTTTGCCCGTCTTAGATCCCGGCTGTTTTTCCCAGGAGAAGGTTATAAGGTCTGAGGGTTTCTTTAGCTTAGCCCCGTTACTGAGTGCTGTAACGTAGCCTATAAATCTGGTCCTCTCCCAGTTGTCCTTATAGGCTCTGTTACTTTGCTCTATAAGGGCCTCCGCCTCCCGCATTGTCATTCTGTCTAAGAAGTACTCCGGGCTTACCTTACAGTCGTATACTATTGTACCGTACAGGTCTATAACCTTTATCTGGTCTCCGTTCTTTTTTTTTCAGCCTTTGCCGTCTCTACCCCTGCCCCTGCCATAGTGAGTATGTAGTCGTTAAACTTCACAAAGAGGCTCGGGTCTTCGTCGAGGCAGTTAAGAAACTCCTCGTGTGACATTGTGAAGCGCTCAGGGTTTGAGGCTACCAGCATACAATAGAAAAACATTACGGAGTCCGTTACATTTGAGCTGGAGGCGAAGGCGCTTTTACCTGTACGGGTTTCAAACTCGAGTAGGGCCCTGAAGGACTGTTTAAGGATAAATCCTTCCTTGTTAATCTTAATGGTTATCGGGTTCATAGGTTTGGTGTTTTCTTTAAATACTACCCTGCTGTAAATTCTACATAAAAAAAGCGGGACCAGAGGCCCCGCCGAAGTTACCCACCAAACCCGTGTGCACTATGACAACACAAGGGCGCCGGTGCCTTCCAGTGCGATAGTGTAGGTAGTAGTGTCGTCGTTAGGAGCGTTCACGTCCAGCGCTGTAATGATAGCGGTACCTGTGTACTTCTTTTTAGTAGCGTCGTTGG